TTGGACAAAAGAGTTATATATCAGTGCGAAGGGATTTGGATTAGATTTAAACAATCCAAATGTGCGTAAAAAAGCGTGGAGTTTAGCTGAAAAAGCAGGGTATAAAGTACGCAACAATTACTTGGTAGAAACGCGTCCAAAAGATATGCCCTACAATGGATTTTTACCCGACAATCCACGTTTTGGAATCAAATAAAATTTAAGAAAATGGCAATACAACCCGAAATACTTTTAATCACAGAGGATTATTTAAAGAAATATACAGCCATCACAGACGCTGTTGATCCAAACATTATCAGACCTGCCATTTATTTGGCACAGGATAAGCAAATAACGAATTATCTTGGAACTGATTTAATGAATAAAATCAAAGCGGATGTTAGCGCAGGAACATTGTCAGGTGATTACGAAACATTGCTGAATGATTACGTGTTAAAGTCGTTATTGTGGTGGACAATGTTTGAGTTATATCCATCACTTTTGTATAAGCATGACAACGGTAATTTAGTTAGCAGACAAAGTGAAGATACAACGCCAGTAACGAAGGGCGAAATGGAATCATTAAAGGAAGCTGCACGTGATAACGCTCGTTATTATACCAATCGTTTGGTGCAATATTTGTGCTATAATAGCACGTTGTTTCCCGAATATACATCGAACACCAACAATGACATTTCACCCGACAGAAACCCATATGGAAAGAGTAGTTTTTTGATAAGCGATTCATACAGATATAACCGATTAAGATGGACAATAAAAGATTTTCTTCCACCATCGTATTGAACCGAAAGAAGCAATACGAAAAGTTGTTAAAGCAATATCTTAAAAAACAATACGAGGCAAAGAAATGATGAAGGAGTTGTTGTTTTTAAAGACAAAGTATTGGCTACTCGCGTTAGTAACGATATTCCTTCCCATCAAAGAACTAATGATTACCATTGGTTTTTTAGTTGGCGCGGATATGGTTGTTGGTATTTGGAAAGCAATAAAGTTAGGTATCAAAATTCGTTCACGTAGAATGAGCGACAGCATCACGAAAATGTTGTTGTATCAACTCGCTATCGTTAGCGGTTTTCTCATTGAAACCTACATAATAGATCAGTTAATCCCCATCACTAAATTAATTGCAACGGTTGTGGCAGTAATCGAATTCAAATCAATTGTTGAATCGATTGAAGCGGTTACAGGAAAAGATTTGTGGGGTAAGATAAAGACATTGGTAGGTAGGAAAAACGAGGATATTAAAGACATCATGAACGATGAGCCAGTTAAGTAAATACACAACTTTACAGGAAGTCATTAAAAGCAATCAAGCGAGTGTACTTCAAATTCCCAACATTCCAAATGCCGAGCAGGTTGCGAATTTGAAATTGGTATGTACGGAAATTTTCGACAAAGTGCGTGAACACTTTGGTAAACCAATTGGCATAAGCAGTGGATTCAGATCGGTTGAATTAAACAACCGCATTGGTGGTTCGAAATCATCGCAGCACATGGAGGGAAAGGCACTCGATATTGATGGCGATTTATTTGGAGGTGTGAGCAACAAATCAATTTTTGATTACATTAAAAATAATTGTACATTTGACCAACTCATTTGGGAGTTTGGTACAGAGAACAACCCAGATTGGGTTCATGTCAGTTACAACAAAGGAGTAAATAGAAAACAAATACTACGAGCAATTAAAAGCGGTGGGAAAACTATTTACAGACCTTTTTAAATATGACAAAACAACCAACAAAAACTGAATTAGCGCGTGAGTTACGAAGTCGATTTCCCGATGCGCCAACGCTAACACTCGCAAAGAAATTAGCCAAAGAACACTTTGAAACTTTTTTAAGTGTGGAAGAAGCGCGATCAGTATTGCGGTACATCGAAGGAAAAAAAGGAGTGCAAAGCAGAAAAGATTTGGGTAGTAAAAGAGAATTTGTAATGGAAAAAGAAAGGTCACGCAATCCATTCAATTTACCAAAGTCGTATGCGAAAGGAAGGAAGCATTTTGATATTAAAGGACAAAAGGTTTTGATATTATCCGACATTCATATACCCTACCACGACATCGATGCGTTGAGCGTTGCAATCCAAACAGGAATTGATGAGGGAGTTGATACAGTTGTTTTGAATGGGGATGCGCTCGACTGCCATATGATTAGCGATTTTGTAAAGGATCCCAAGAAACGAAAGTTCAAAGATGAGTTGTATGCAATGCGCAGTTTTTTGAGTGAGTTACGTGGCCAATTTCCCCAAGCTGAAATTGTTTACAAGGAAGGAAACCACGAAGAAAGGTACTGGCGTTATATGCGTGTTAAAGCTCCAGAGCTATTTGACATTGATGCTTTCGATTTCCCAACGCTAACCCATTGCGATAAGCATAACATTAAATGGTTAGATGGAAAAAGTAAATTGAACATTGGGGGATTGTCGATATTTCATGGACATGAATTTGGAAAGCAATTTTTACCATCTGTAAACGTGGCGCGTGGGTTATTTTTAAAGACAAAAGCCAACGCGATGTGTGGCCATCATCATCAAACTGCCGAGCATACTGAACGCGATGTAAATGGAAAGGTGATAACATGTTGGGGTGTGGGTTGTTTATCTGAATTGTCACCTGATTACAATCCCTACTCAAAGTACAATCACGGGTTCGCTATCATTACGCGAGGAATCAACAAAGCATTTCACGTTAAAAATTACCGCATCCATGAAGGAGCAATTTATTAAGTGGATTGCGTTTGCAATTGGGTTAATCATTGCATTCATTATTGGTAAAAATTCATGCAATTCGAATCGGTTACAAATTGTAACCAACTCAGATACGGTTGTAGTTCTGAAAGCACGAATTGATACCATACAAAAGGAACGAATTAAACTAAAGACGATTTATGAAAAGGAAGTTGATACTATTTATTTGTATGATTCTATTTCCATTGATAGCGCATACACAAAGGCAATACAAAAGCTACGCGATTACGAGCGCGCTGGATTCTATCAGTAAAGAAAAAAGGTTGATTGTGTTGGGAGTTACTCAACTGAATTATTTGATTATAGACAATCAAAAGTTATGTCAAGAAAATCAGGCGTTAACCAAGATAAATGAGCGCAATGAGTTATATATCGGACAAATTGAGCGCGAATTGAGCGATATACGACAAGTTAATGAACGAAACATTGAAGCAAAAAAAAAGTGGCGCAAAGCCACTCTTTATTCGGTTAGTTTGAACGCTATCTTTTTAACGACATTATACGTTTTAAGTAGATAGCAAAATCCAACGCTTCCTCGTATGCGTGATTGAGCCATTCCTGTTCGCTTAAATTAGCTTTGTCCACAGTCACTCCGTATTTAATTCGTCCCATCTTTTCACGCGCAATGAGATCGGTTATTACTTCTTTGTATGTTTCGCTTTGCAGGTTGTCAAAATCGTGTGTTATATTCATAGCTTTAGTATTTCTTCCTTTACTTTTTCCCAGTAAATCACTCGCGTAGATTTTATTTCATTGTTTGCGCTTTCAACAATTTCTTTGATAATCTCATCTGCTACTCTTGATGCAGATGATTTTGCCAAAACAGATGTTGTGATGTTTTCTGAAAGTTCAGAATCTGCTCCTAGGATAATTGCATAATAATCCTCAAATAATTGCTTGGCCTTTTCTTTTGCTGTCATATAATTTCAATTTTAGGTTGTGTTTCTTTTTGTTTACGGATAAATTCGGTTAATTCGGGAAGCATCCAATAGCCATAGGTTGACATCTCATAAGTAAAATCATCAATCTGTTGAGTGATGTCTGGCAGTATTGCGCCATCTGCATTCCATAACGCGGTTATTGTCTTTCCATGTTCACGCTGGATGCTGTCGTTCAGTCGTTTCAATAGCATTTTTGTTTGGTGGTTGTAAAACCATTTGATTGGTTCGCATTCATCCCCTGCGTAAATGGATGCTTGTAACCACATTAACAGATTCAACACCTTGACCTTTTCTAATTCATCTTTTGTTATTTCAGTTTTCATCTTGACCTCCGTATGTATCGTTGTAGTATTTTCTTGGGGTTGGAATTTCCACATCGTTTTCATAATTAGAATGGGCAAATTCATATTTTTGCCATTGTTCCCTACCTGATGTGTATGATTTTTCAATCTGGTCTTGTTCCATTTGTAGTACTTTTTGTTCTAATTTATAGACCAAATCACATACTTCCTCACGATGTAGGCAGTGAGATAATTCATCATATAGCCACTGCACTGCTGTCTGTTTACTCATTTTTACCTCCGTATGTTTCGTTGTAGTATTGTTCAGCTTTAGTTCTTATTCTTATTACGCTTTTTGCAGTATAAGCATCAACAATCTGTTGTCTTTCCATTTGTAGTGCTTCATCAATAATAGATGATGGTAACTGTGATTCAAGAATAGGCCATTGTTCTAATAACCATTTTAATGCTGTCTGTTTTTTGTCGCTCATATTTTTTGTTTTTTGATTATCAAAAGAGTTTGTGCATAATAGATGCACCCAATAGCACCTACATTAAATTTATCAAGTAGGTGCTTATTTGTATCTTGTTGATTTTCATTTCCTTCTTTCATATTTGTCTTGTTTTTTAGTTAATAAACTGGACAAAATGTGAGTTAACATGATTTAAGCATCTCGTCAATAGCAACTGTTGATTCCTTTAGTAACTCTATTGCCTTTTCAAATCCAATTATGTCAGATACTTTGCCTACAAACAATTGCTTTATTAGTTTTTGTCTGTCCATAGATTTTGTTCTTTTTACCTCGCTTAGTATTAGATCTAAAGCCTCTGTCAATTTTTTAGGCTCATGGATTATATCATCTCTTTTACCCAATCGCCATTCCTGATGGTATTCAAGTATTTCTATTGCAGTTTTTAATTCCATTTTTGTATTCCAATTATTGACACTAAATTAAGTTTGCTGTCCATTTATAGTTCATCATTAATCTCTTGAGCAATTAATTTGAGTGCGTATTTAGCACCTGCCATAAACGCGAAGTACGATTCGCCACTCATTCCATCTCCACCGAATGCTGCGTAGTATTCGGCTTCCAGTTTAATCATTTCATTTAGTTTCATTTTGTTTTTGTTTTAGATTTCAAATATATTAAATTTATTTAACCGAATGCATATTTACCAAAATTCTTTTTTAATTCATAGAACGCTCTCATCATGATAGCATCCGCAAAGTCGGGAGAAATGCCGTACTTCTTCTGCAATGTTTCCTTATTAGTAACTCGTAATTTTCCATCGCTATCAATTTTTTCCCTGCGTATCATTTCGAGTTCTTTAATAATGATGTCTTTGTGTGTGGATTCAAAAGTAATGGCATTAGTCGTTATCAGTTCACCTAACTTAAAATAACAATCCGCTTTTAAATTCATGTAATTATCTCGCACCGCTTTTGATCCATTCAAGAAACCTTTGCATTTCATAAAGTCAACCACTCCACCACCAATCCCATCTTCATCACATAGCACATTCGACAACCTTACACCATTAGATTCTGCCAACTGGCGAATGGTATCAACCACCTCATTAATTGGTTTGTGTTTTAACACAATGAACTTTTCAGCGTGTAATCCATTCCACAACACTATTACCGTTCTATCATTTCCCATCCGCGCAATATCCGCAGTAATGAACTTGTCATTATTTGACTTGTCATTATTTGGCAAACGAAAACATCGGAGCAAATCATCGTATTCATAAATGCGGTCTTTCGTTTCATCGTAGTCCCAATCTCCTTCGAGCAACCTTTTGCGGTCAATGATTGGCAGCATTTGCAACGATTCAAGATACACCTCTGAAACGTGGGGGTTATCAGTTGGCAATGCCTGTATAAATCGCCTGTCTTTTCTTATTGTGCCATTACGCTGCGCATCAAAGAATTCATTGTATAACCAACCTTTGTGCGGATTACACGTCATTAGTAACTTTGGTTTGTCGTTGATTAGCTTATAACGCAATCGCGATGAGAGGATGTCGATACATTTTTGAGATACCTCTCCAGCTTCATCAACGAAGGCATCCGTTAATTCGATTGATCCAAATCTTTGGAACTCTGGATCACTCGGTAAATCCGCTAAATCCATCAATATAATTTGGCTGCCGTTGTAGAATTTAATAACGTGGTCTTGGCCGTTATACGTCCAATGTTTGTCGGGATTCAACCCATACATCGAACACAATTCAAAGAACGTTGCCATTGTAGATAGGCGCAGTTTTTTTAGTTCAGAACGTCCAATTAATCCGCGCGTTCCGGGATATTTCAATCGTCTTTTTATTTGCCAATCACAACCAAGAAATGACTTTCCACTTGATGCAGCTCCACCATACAACAACTGCCTACAATCGTTGTCGATGGCTAGCTGTTCGAGTGCTTCAATTTGTTTCGCGTGGTATTTCATTGATCTGGGTAAATAGGATATCCATTCTTATCAATTGCTTCAATAGGTTTTCATTATCACATTGTTTTTTTATGTGATATTTTTTACCATACAATTCCAATCGGACGTTATAAGTTTTCATAACTTATCAATTATTCGTTGCTGTAAAATCGTGCTATCCATGATATCCGCATATAACTTGCGCATCAACTCTTTTTGAACTGATTGGTTAAAGGAGATTTTTTCATCCTTGTTCATGCGTTCCAATCGCGTTTTTGTCAGATGCAAATCTTCGATGACTTGAAATCGCGCTGCGAACTTCCATTGTTTCCATTGTTCATCGGTCCAGCAGTCATCGTTGATAGCTTCAAGTTCGTAAAATTTCGCAATGAAGTTAGGCGCGAGAATCATTACAGTTGTCCGTTGGTTGTCCTTCCACCTCTGAATATCAGTTGTAAACATCTCCTTCCAATTGATCGGTTCATTGTATTCGCCTATCGGTGTTTCCATCTTTGTTTTCTTTTTCTCTAATGCGATGTTCATTTGATTACGGACATTCGTGTAGTTTTTTAGAACATCCGATTGAAACTGAATAGTTATCATGCCGTAATTTTCAACGCGTGGAAATTCAACCCCTGCCGCGTTCATCTCAAATGCTAACGCATATTCACCAATCGTTGTGTATGCGTAGTAATGAATCGCGTTAGTAAATAGCATTTGCGTTTCTTCGCTGGATGGCAGTTGTTTAATTCCACTTATTACAACCGTTCTCGCAATTAATGATTTGAACATTTGCAGTGTGATGTCGCACAACCTCACCTGTTCCTTTGCTTCAAGGTATGCGCGTTCATTCGGCGTCAATCCACTCTTGTAATTGAGTCCTTTGTATTCGACCAATTGTGTCATTGTTGTTGTTTTTATTAGTTATAAATTCGTGTAATTTCCATGCTGATCTCATCGCAGCTTTCCAGTCCTTCATTTTCTTTTTGCCGTAATACCAATTTGTATTCGTGTAATGGCTAATGAATATATCTGCGAAGTTGAGAGCATCCTCTGTAGCTGCATTTGGCACACGTTCAATAAAATATTCAGCGACCTCCTCAAGCGTTGGCGGTGTGAATCTGTTGCTGTCGCTTTGCTTCTTTTGGAGTAAGTAATCGAGTTTTATGTGCAATTCGCGCACCTCTCTCAAGATTTCCGTAAGTTCGTTCATGTTTCCATTTTTTTGTAGTTAGAATATCGTCAAATGTATAAATTTTTTTACTATTCAATATGCGGATCACTTCATTTATTTTTTTCTGAAACTTTTTATCCGTTTGAACTAGCGCGTTAAATGCCTTCATGTTGTGGATCATTGTTGCGTGATGGCGATTTAGATGGCTGCCCATTTTCGCGAAACTCCAATCAGTGCCCATACGCAAAAAAGTAGTGTAAATAATTCGAGCATCATTGAACTCGCGATAACGAGCGCGACAAAACAATTCATGTGGTGCAATTTTACAGACATTGCAAACAGCTTGTAAAATATCATTGGTTAATTCGTCACCATCTGGACGCACCATTTTTTCCTTGTCATATTTGATGATCTCAGTTAGCGTTGACGCGTTTGGATTGGTCACAATGTCGTGCAGTAAATCGAATGCAATGGGTGATTGAATCATGTTCATCTTCAATTTGTCGTAAGCGTTTAGTAAGTACTTATTCATCACCTTCGTTTTTGATTGTTATTACGCTGCTATTTATTGCCATTTGAACGATTATCTTGATATCGATATTCAGTTCATCGGATATCTTTTGAATGTCAATTAATCGCATATAAACAGGATAGTTGACGTATCGCCATGCGGTTGGGTAACTCACTCCGATAACGCGCCCAAATTTGAGCGTGTTACCGAAGTGGGTTTTAATCAGTTGTTGGAAATCTGTTTTCATTCTATTTGCAATTGTAATGTGCTTATCCATTCTTTAGGTATTCAAAATGGTAGGTCATTGTTAGCATCTGATTTTCTATCATTCAAAGCATTATCAACCGCGTCTTGGTTAGCTTGTTGGCCTGTGGTTAGATAGTGTTCAAAATACAATGCGCAGTTCACATATTTGTAAGGTTCTTCCCCTGCGCCAATGGCATCAACCGCAGCTTTTAACGCAACCGCTCGCGCTATTTCCGCTTTGTCTTGGGGAGATTTTTGATAACTTCCACCACCATTACCACCAAATGATTTGGCAGGTGCGCCAGCTTCACCAATGAATTTGATTGATGGGGTTTTGCCACTTCCACCAATTTCATACTGATACTCCTTTCCAACTTCAAAGCGGCAGTTACCTTTTGCGTAGTTGTTACCAGCGTCTCCGTTTTCAAAAGCAACCTCAAACACATTCATGTCTTTGAACTGACCGTTTGGCTGCACGTTTTTAACTTTACTTGTTTTCATCTTTTTTTGGTTTTTAAGTGTATAACTGTTTTTTGCTATTTGATTATCTCTTTGCATGTGAAATTCGTCCAACTTGTTTTCGGTTGAATCTTTGGCAACCAATATCGGTTGGCCATCTTCGTCTTTAATCCAGGGCATTATTTCTGATAGGTTTTTTCGTTTAACAATTCCTCCATGCGTTCGAGTGGAGTGCGTTTAGTTCCGTTCGCAATGTGCTGCGCTATTTGGTTGAAGTCGAGTTGTTCGGTTGGGTAACTTGACGATTGAACGCAAATGAACTTTTTGGGGTAGGTTAGATTGAGCTTCATAGTTGTCCATCTTTTATTTGACTAATATACTTGTATGTCCATAGCTCTTCCATTGTGCTTAGCAGTTCATGAGGTTCAAAAACTTCACCATCATATTTCTCCATAAATCTGCGGAGTGCTATTTGTAGGATTGTCAACTCAGTACAAGTGACCTCCAACTTCCATGCTTTTCTTGATTGTTCCATGATCTTAAATGATTTGAAAAATGAATATTTCAGTTGAACAAGGACTGTTTTCGCCATCATGAGCGAATGCCCATCCATCTGCATCGTAACCGTAGGTTAAACCCATTTCCGATGCTTTCTCTACAACGTAACGATTAGCGTTACTTAATGAATCATAATTGCGAACTTCCGCGTTGATTCCTTCTTTGATGTGAACTTGGTACATTGTTTCCATTTTGTTTTTGTTTTTCTTTGTTATTATGCGTTGTGGATGCGCACCCCCCCTTTTGATTATTTAATTTTTTATTATTTGCCAAACCCCTGTATTAATTACTTTTTGTTTTTGTAAAAAGTAAAGCACTCATCCCATTTACTTGACTTTTTCAAGTTGATTTGTCTTTCTCCCATTGGCTTTGACATATCCCAATCAAAAGTTCGCTTTGCAATAATTCTGCAATTCAAATCTTTGATGGTTTGAAGTCCGCTTGGAGTTCCAACTACTCTGTAACATCTTACATCAGTAAGCCAAAGGTCGTGTGATACTTCGTCTATAAATAAACCCTGTGCAAGTGCATAAGAATCAGATGCTTTTTGCCCGCTTAAATTTTGGTCAGGTGAATAAGTAACCATTTCCAAGTTTCCTTTTTCGTTAATAAGGAAGTAACCAGTGTGTTTTGCTATTGTTTTCATAGTTTTTTGTTTTTTGTTTATCTTTGTTTGTGTTTGCAAATATATGTAAAGTTATTTTGATAAAACAAGAAAAAAATGAAGAAATTTGTTAAATTTAATTTACTAAACGATAACTCATTGATTTCTAGCGTAAAAAAATCGTACAAAAAAACATATAAAAAGCCATTTAGTGGTGAAGCTGGGGTGCAAAAGGCGGTTATTGATTACTTAAAATACACTTATCCCGGTGCATTATACTGCGCTTCCGCAGGTGGGGTGCGTACTTCCATGAAACAAGCGATTAAAATGAAGGCCACTGGCTATGTGAAAGGAGTTCCCGATTTGCAAATCTTCGAGCCAATGAGGAATTATCATGGGTTGTTGATTGAGATTAAAGATATCAAAGGTGTGGTAAGCAAGGAGCAAAAGGAATGGATCAAGGAATTAAACGAAAGAGGTTATTACGCTACATATAGTAAAGGTTTCGAAGCAACCATTAAAGTAATTGATGACTATTTCAAAGGAGCGATATAACCATTGGCGCAAGATAGCGTTATCATTAACCGCTAATTCGTTTGAAGCGGACGACTTGCTCCACGATACCATTGGCCGCATTCTCGAAAACAACCTTGATCACATAAAAGATATTGAAGCATACGTTGCTCATGCCATTCGAATCGCTTATTACAGTAACCGTTCTTCATATCACAACCTTTATCGTAAGCATTCAGACCTTTACGCTGACATTACAGATGAGCATCTCCAAAACATGGCGGTTGAATCAGTGTGGATGGCTGATAGGTTGACGAATGAGCAATTAGATATTTACATTAGCCGACTTCCATTCTTTGAACGCGAAGTGTTTTATCTGTATGCGCTGAATGATTTTAGTTACGATGAACTTTCTCGCGAAACAGGCATTCCAAAAAGCTATCTTTACCAAACCGTGAAAGCGGCAAAGGACGAATTAAGAAAATCAATTATACGACTATGAATACGATTATTGAAATGGCCAACAAACGAATGGCTATCTGTATTGAATGCCCAGCATACAACGCGACAACGCGCACGTGTGGTACACCACTCAACAAGTTAAATCCACTTGGTGAAACGATGACACTTGACGGTGTGAAGTTTAAACCATGTGGTTGTTTTTTGGATGTAAAAACAAAAATGACGTTATCCGATTGTCCTGCCGGGAAATGGGAGAAAGTTGTTGATGGTTCATTAATACAGGATGCGCAAACGCTTCTTTTTAATGCTCGGAAGAATGGTGCATTAAACAACGATGAGCGGATTACACTGGCGCGTTTAAAGTCATTGATGACTGGCCGCAATGAAAAGGTAACAAGCTGCGTGACTTGTGTTAATCAAACCATTGCGGAACTCAATAAACAATTGAAAAGGGAAGAAGTGCTACAATTAGAAGAAGAACAACCCATTCAACCAAAGAAACGTGGACGAAGAAGAAAACAATCTTGATTATGAATCTGCTTCTTTTTTGTTTTATCTCCTATACGGTGATCGCATTATCACTTATTGGGTTGATG